ATGAATGGCAATATGTCCACGTTCCCGGGCATCTGCAGATGCAGCAGGCCCGATGCAGGCGTCCTCGACATGAAAGGCAAAAGCTGCGCCATTGTCAGCTTTATCGCGAACCTGCTGCCGCTATATCACGGCGAGCACGATGAAGGCATGTGGTGCGCGCGCAACTTGCATGATGGCAGCCTGATTCTGCCCGTTGCGGAAGATAACGGCGACGGCTTGGTTTGCGTCCACTGGCAAGGCGACGGACAACGAAAGACTGAGGTCCTGGGTGAGTTCATCGCCACGCTGGCTGTGGAGCGCTATGTTCGGCTGCATACCGCAGGCGCCAGCGAAGCCGCGTTTGCCGCCGAGTTGTGGTTCATGGCACGCCATTTCCATTTCAAGACGGGCGGTGAGATCTACCTGCCTCAGTTGAGGGAGCCGCCGCATCCGCTGGTGAGAACCGTACAACGCATGGGCGAAGGGGTGCTGGTGAATGGCTTGGGCAAGATGTTCGGACTGTGAGTATGGGCGGAGCTGTAACATAATATACAGAATGGTCAGCTGCTGACCCTGCAAACCCTTGCGCTGCAACGGTTTTAGCCCCGGCGCTTCCCGGCAACATGCCGATGGCCAGGACCATGCCCCCGATCACCGTAGTGACCGGGGACAGTCTGTCCCACAGCGCGCTCCATGCGCGTTTTTCGGCCTTCGTTTCGGCCATCTCCTGACGAATGAGCACAGCGAGAGCTGGGTCAGCCTGCGCTCTGTCGAGGGCTGCCATCAGGTGTTCGTCTGTAATTCGGCGTGAACCGTTCCGCCATCCAACGATTGTTGTCGCGGTGACCTTGAGTGCCTGAGCGAGCGCCCTGTCGCTGTCCCGCTCGCACGTCTGACGCGCCATGTCAAGCACTTTATTTAGCGTCTGCATGTTACTCACCTGTTGACATTCACGTTACCCATGAGTTTACATGCATACCTGTTACCTGCTGGGTAACACCCGCCCCCGGCCCACCCTGTGCCGGTGAGGCGGGAACTACAGGGCACAGGGGCAAAGGGGCAGGGGACATGTACGAACTCTTTCACCGTGTGCGCATGCGCCGCATCGTCGTAGGTGTGTTCGACAGCCGCGAGGCCGCGCAGGCAGTCCGCGACCGCCGCCAGGCGCGCCAGCAAACCAGCGGCATGCCGGTCACCATCTACCAGATCGGCAGGATTTCGTGATGGATGCTCTGATCGCCTTCGTCATCCTGGGCGCGGTGTCCGCCTTCTCCATTGGCTGCGCCAAGTTGGTCGCATGGTTTTTCGACCGCCGCGAGGCTGATGCCGCCCGCGTGATTCGCGAAGCTTCGATCATCGCCAGGGCGAAGTACGAGGTGGGCCATGGCTGATTACGTAAGGCTGGACCTGCCTTTCTGCACTTGGGCGCACCAGCACAGTGCTGAATGTGCCGACCGTGTGCGCCGCGCCCATCATGCGATGGAACTTGTGCATCAGGCGTTGGTGACCGTCGAGGAATTGAAAAAAAACCGCGTACCTCGCTTTGCACAGCTGGATCTACTCGCACCAGCTGCTGACGAAGAGATGATCGCGTTCTGGTGGTCCGTATATCGCGCGTGCGGTGTCGAATTCCGCCGCATGGAGCGCATCTTCTGGAAGCGCTGTAAGCACGGCAAAACACAGGCCGGACAGGGCAATGGGCCATGAAGAGTCACTATCCCCACAGCCCGTGCTACCAGTGCGGGGGGAGCTTCCAGACGCTGCGGGCGACGGATGCCACACTGACCTGCTGCACCCAATGCGGCGCGTTGATCATGAAGCGCTCGCATACGCCGAGCTACTCGGGCGCATTCCCTGGCAACAGTTCTGGACGCTCACGTTCAAGCTCAGCAAGACCAGCCGCACAGGCGGCATGCATGAAGAGGCAGCTGACAAAGCGTTCCGATTCTTCGTCAGTTGCCTCAACCGCAGCATCTACGGCCCGAAGTGGTCCACGCGCTGGCACGGCGGCATCCAGTGGGCGCGTGGTCAGGAGTTCCACCGCGATGGCCGGCTCCACTTCCATGCAGTTGCAGCTGCTCCCACCGACGACCTCAACCGCTTGGCCAGCCGCTACGAGTGGCACGAATGGTGGTACCGGGAGTTCGGCAGGAACCGTATCGAAGCACCACGCAGCCAGGCGGATATCACCGGCTACGTCAGCAAGTACGTCACAAAAGGCGGTGTAGTCGATTTCTCGCGGAACTTCGGGGCATGGGCCCCGCCGCCGATCGACTACACACGCCGCCCCGAGCAAGACGCCCTCATCGCGGGTGACAAGCAGTAAGCGATGCGACCGTCCAGGGCGTCACCTGGGCACCGGGCGGACTGATGCAAGCATCGCGTTTCGGGTCAAACAAGCGCTCCACCACGCGCTCCTTCGGGGGGGTAGGGGGGGACTTAGCTTGACCCCACAGTACCGCCCGAATTTTGCAGACGACGAAGACAACGACAACCACACAGACCGAAGGAAAACCAATCCATGAACGCTCCGAAGATCACCATCAACAGCGCCGTCGAAACCCGCACCGTGACCACGAAAACCGGCATGCAGAAGCCGGTGTACGGCCAGCGCGCCACGCTGGAAACCGCAGCCATGCGCATCCAGATCGAAGTGGAGGTTGATGGCCTGGACAAGGGTTATCCGGTTGGCGCGGTGAAGGAATGGGATTTGGTCACCGACTTGGTGCCCGGTCGTTTCGGCGTGGAGCTTGCGCGCCGCTTGACCCTCGTTGATCCGCAGGGTTCCATCAAGCCGCAGCCGGCAACGAAGGCGGCATAACACATGGCCGTGCTGATCCCCGCGTGCCTTGAACGTGACCTGGACACGGCATCGGGGAACTGTACGGCCGTGGTGTGGATTCCTCAGCCGTCACTACTGCCGGAACTGGCGGTTGAGGATGCCCAGTCCATAGGTTCGAGCATCGCGCTCCTGTGGGCCACGGCGTATGTGTTCCGGCTGATCCGCAAGAAAATCCAACAGTCCTAGGAGGACACAATGCGCAAGTTCAAGAACGCCCTGCGGGGCAAGCTGTCGGCTGCGGCCGCTGTGGGCACCACCGCCCTGGTATCGGCCCCGGCGTTCGCCTCGGGTGGCGGCGGCGTTGATGTCGGCGACGTGGTTTCGGCCATCCAGGGCGCAGCAGCTCCCATCGCGGCCATCGGCGCGGCGGTGCTGACCATCATGGTCGGCATCAAGGTCTACAAGTGGGTGCGTCGCGCGATGTAACGACCACCGGGTGGCAGGGCCGACTCCCTCCACCCGGTCTTTTGTGTGACGCGTCACGGTGACGCAGGGGGCTTTAGATGGAAGGGTGGATCTGGCTCGGCGCATGGCTGGTGGCCTGCGCAATCATCTTCGTGGAATTCGACTGATGCACTGGCTCGCTCGCGTGTTCGCTTCCGCGATCGCCAGGCGCATCGCATACCTACTGGTCGCATTGTTGCTCGCGTGGTGCGGCATCGACCATGCACAGGCGCAGACGTACCGTTGCCAGTCGTCTGCGCAACCGAGGGAGTGCAGTCAGGGCGAGGCCTATCAAGAGGCATGGAAATACGCTAGGGACCAAGCCGCAAGAGCGAACGTCGGTCAAACTAGGCCCGATAGATATCAGGCTTGCGTTGATACGGCAGCTACGTCCTACGCGGGATATTTCACAGGCAATGCAAGCTGCGGCGGGGGGCATCAGGGCATTCGATCCTTCTATTACGGCACGAAATGCGCACAAGAGCCTTCATATACAGGCACTGGGCCATGGTCATCGGTTGGTGGCAACGCTCGCTCCGGTTCACTTGGGTGCCGGGGCGGTTGTGATGGGCAGTGGGATCGCAACACTGATGGCACTTCGACTTGGACGCCGCTCGGCAACGTCTGTCCGGATGACCAGGAAAAGAATTGCCAACTCATGGGCGGTGGTAACTACTGGAACCCCATTCTTAAGGTTTGCGAGCCGCCGCAGGAACAATGCGCGGGTGGCAAGCCTGCAAACTCTCTTGGTCAGTGCGGACCTGAGCCATGCCCTGCGGGGATGATTATTCAGCCAGACGGCACATGTAAGAAGAAGGAAAACGAGTGCCCAGCGGGCAATGTTCGGTCGCCTGATGGCAAGTGTCTTCCCGGCGATGGGCAATGTGCCCAGGGCGAGGTGAGGGGCCCGGATGGCACATGCAAGAAAGACCGCGACGAAGACGGGGAACCCGACCCGCCGGGCGAGGGCGAGCCGAACAGTTTTTCAGGTGGCGATGACTGTAATTCGCCCCCCTCATGCAGCGGTGACGCAATCATGTGTGGTCAGGCACGCATCCAGTGGCGTATCGACTGCAACACCCGCCGTAATACGAACATCGCTGGCGGCAGCTGTAGCGCGATGCCGGTGTGCACGGGCGAGAAGTGCGACGCTATGGAACACACGCAGATGATCATGCAGTGGCGCACGGCGTGTGCCGTTGAGAAGCTTGCCCAGGGCACGGGTGGTGGCGGCGATGGAAATGGTGACCTGGCTGCTATCCGTGATGCGCTCACGGGAACGGGCGGGACCGTCGATCCCGGCGCGAGTCAGCCTGGCTCAGGTGCATGGATGCCAGACACACCGGACGGGGGCGGTGGAGTAGGGCAGCCAGATACTTCCGGTTACGGCTGGGGTGGCGGCTCCTGCCCGACGCCTCCGGCGATTGAGGTGATGGGCAGCGTGATCGAGTTCAACGTCCAGCCGTTGTGCAACTGGCTGTCACTCGCCTCCTATTTCGTGATGGGTCTTGCTGCGCTGGGCAGCTTGCGCATCGTTGCAACGAGGGACGCTTAAATGCCTTTCCTGATCAGCTCATTGCTTTCTGGTGCCGCATGGCTTTTTCGATCTCAGATAGGTTCATGGCTCGTTGGCGCGCTGGCATGGTTCGGGCTTGCCTGGGCAACGAATAAGTTCGCGGTGGAACCGTGGATCGACAATATGAAGCTTCACTTGCAGGGCAGCACGCCGGGCGGTGAGTGGGGCAGCGTTGTCATCGCGTATGCCGGCCTGATGAAGTTCGATCAGGCATGCACCATGCTGGCGTCCGCTGTGGTTGCCAAGTTCGCGGTCAAGGCCGCCAAGGCCTTCTTGGTGCGGAGGACCTGACGTGCCAATCGAGATATATACCGGCCAGCCGGGCAACGGCAAAACCGCGCTGATGATGGAGCGTCTGGTGGAGGAAGCGAAGGCGGGCAATCGACCGCTGTTCGCCTTCGGCATCGACGGGCTGCGCGACGGGCTTGCCACTGTCCTGGACGATGCGAAAAAGTGGAATGAGAAGGATGCAGAAGGTAACCATCTCATTCCCGATGGCTCGCTGATCTTCGTGGATGAGGCGTGGAAGTGGTTCGGCCATCTGCACGATGCAACACGGCAGGCGACGCCCAAGCACGTGCTTGATCTTGCCGAACATCGGCACCGTGGCCTTGACTTCATCTGGACCACGCAGCAGCCCAATCAGCTGTACCCGTTCGTGCGCGGCCTGATCGGTGCTCACACGCACGTGGTGCGGCGGTTCGGCACGAAGATGATTGATGTGTATCGCTGGGGCGAGTTGAATGAGGAAATCAAGTCCAGCGCGAAGCGCGATCTTGCCCAGCGCACAACGCGGCTGCTGCCGTCCGCGATCTATGGCGAGTACAAGTCGGCTGAGGTGCATACGATTAAGCCGCGCATTCCATGGAAAGTGATGGCGCTCCCGGCGCTGGTCATAGCTGCCGGAATCCTCGCCTATCTTGCCTACGACATGCTGCGCCCGGACGCCGTTGTTGAGAAGTTTGGGCCGAAGGGGGCGCAATCGGCGTCAGCCGATGCGCCCCCTGGGCACTGGTCGTCGCCATCGTCGCCGGAAGATGGCCCGCGCTGGAAGTCAGCCGCGGCATACGCCAAGGATCACTTGCCGCGGATCGCCACGATGCCGTGGACCGCCCCTGTTTTCGATGACCGGCAGGCGCACAGTGACCCCCTGTTGGTGTGCATGTCATCACTGGGAGGGTTGGACGGGCAGGGCGAGCTCAAGGGTCCGTCCTGCACGTGTGTCACCGAGCAGGGCACGGCCTATGACATGAGCCAGCCAGAGTGCCGCACGCTGGCACGGCGGGGGCCGGTCTATAACCCGTACCGGGAGCGCTCCCAGCAGCCGCAGGAGGCGCGTCAGCAGCCCCAGCAGATGGGGCAGGGGGCAGCGCCTGTCGCTGTCGTTGGCGGCGCTGTAGTGACGCGACAGACGCGCCCGCTCGGCACCTTCCCGGAGTCCGCTCCGTATCAGAGCGCGACCAAGACGCCGCCGACGACAAGGGAACTGTGATGACCAGCAGCGGCCGGGAACTGTTGAAATGGATCGCCCTGGTACTGATGACCGGCGACCATGTGGCCAAGGCGTTCTATGGCGGCTACGTGCCGGTCATCAGCGAGGCCGGCCGCATCGCGTTTCCGCTGTTCGCCGTTGTCATGGCCTACAACCTCGCGCGGCCCGACGCTGATACAGCCAAGTCGATCCGCAGGCTGCTGGGGTGGGGCGCTGTCGCGCAGCCTTTCCATGCCATTGTGTTCGGCTACTGGCTACCGCTCAACGTCTTGCTGACGTTCGCGTTGTCTGCGCTGGTGATTAGGTTCGCGCAGCAAAGGTTGTGGGTGCCGTTCGCTGCATCCATGCTTATGGCTCCGATTCTTGTGGATTACCAATGGGCCGGGGTGTGGCTGGTGGTGAGTACATGGGCTTTGTATGACCACGTTGGGCGCTATAAGCGATGCAGGGTGATGATCATGGATCGCGTTGAAGGCATCTATTCCAGGTCGATATGGCTGGCTGCGATCGCACTGGTGATGCTGTGCGTTTACAACGGCAACGCATGGGCGTTGTTGTTCGGACTGCTGCCCCCGACTGTTGGCAAGCTTGACATGACGTTTCCTCGGGGGCGCTGGGCCTTCTATGGCTACTACGTGGGCCATCTGGCGGTGATTGCGGTCGCCATTTCCGTAACGCGTTACGCGGTCTAAGGGCGGCAGGTTTCGCCCGGCACGTTCTCCCATCCGCCCGGTATTCGTCGGAAGACCGTACCGTCTATGCAACGGTGATTCTCGGCTTTCTCCTGAGCTTGGATGCGCACCTGCCTTTCTGCGGCCTCGCGTCTCAGGCGCAGGTCGCCAATGGCCGCCTGTCTAACAGCCTTGGCGTGTGCATCTGTCTGCGCAACAGAATTCTTGCCTGGGCTTGCGAGCGTGGGCATTTCGTTGAACCGCTGTGCGGCCGTTTTTCCGAAACGGTCTTTCCATGCGCTGCTGGTCTTGACGTGTTGGTGTACAGCACCGGCCACTAGCGCAGCCATCGCCAGTGCCCAAAATGCCAGCCACGGAAAGGTCCAGCGCCGCCGTTCGATAGGTGGCAGGTACTCAGGTCGTTCGCGCTCCATGTTTCCCCCTGTAATGCGTCCTGCGCGCATTGTAGCCGGGGTGTAGGGGCAGGGCCCCTACGGTCAACGCCTCACCCGCGCCGGCTAGGTCTCGGCCCCGGTATCGGCAGGGCTGCTGCGGGTGGCTCGGCGTCGGGGCCAGTCATCACCCTGGACAACGGCTTTTCAGTGCGGCTGGCCAGCACCTCGCGGAGATCCACAATTTCGGCAGGCCTGTCCGGTAAAGGTCTGCTGTACGTTGCTTGTACGTTTCTTGGATCACGTACACGTTGTGATGCCTCGGCCATCATTCGCCGCCATTCCTGCGCCAGCGCAGCAGTCAGGGACAGCCACGCCAGATCCTGCGGTTCCAGCTCGCGGCCTTCGGGCGTTACCAGTCGGCCACACTTGAAAGCAAAACCGGCCCAAGGGCCGGTCAGTTTGCGATCACGCATGATGGAGCCTCCATTGCGGTGGGGGCATCCGATGCTGTCTCATCCGCTGAGACAGCCACGCCAAGAACCTGAGAACATAATATACATTATGCGAAATTCTGCTGCGGCGTACCGCACGTGTTCTTTTCAGAAGAAGCTGTGCTTTTTTTCATTAGTTAAATGTCCATAACATTGCGCCGTCGAGGCTTCCGATGACTGTCAACATAGTTGTCCGCAGTTTTGTTCGTCATCAGACAATTCTGCCCCGTTGAGGTAGAGATTCTGGTTCGCGAGGCAGACATTGTTGGACCGCCGTAAGCCATCGCAGATATTTCTGGGTGTTAGTTGTCTGGATGAACAAAGTTCCGCCCTTTGATCGCCTGGGTGCGCCGGGTTCAAATGCAGCTGTCTGACGCGGACAAGTTGCCCCTTTCACAGCTGAAACTGCCCCATTCTGCTCCGGAAACCCGCCCATCTTTCCGCGAGTCTTCGGACAAGCCGCCCCTAATTTGGCGGAACTACGCATTACTTGCCCCGAATTCTTCTGGAGCTCGTTGGTCGCAGGACCTCCAAGTAGCTGCCTTGCTGTGGGCCAGCTTTCAGATGCAGCCATATCGCCCGCAGAGTTCAGCCATAGAGCCCTCAGCCTACGTTAGATCGGGTGCCTTTCCGGATAAATTTCCTGCAAGTTCTTCCGATTTGGGGGCTAAAATTGTAGTGCGACATCGTCTTGGTCTTCCTAGTGGGCAATGCAATGAATTCCCTGTCTACCTTGCAACAGATGAGCATCGTCGCAGGCGTCTTGGTGGCGCTTGTTGTTTCCATTACCGTGGCAGCAGTCTGGCTGGCCAACCGCCAAAACGCAGCATACGATCGAGAACTGGCAGGAGGGAAATGCCCTTGTTGCGGCAAACCGCTGGATGCCTGACGTTCAAGCGACGTTTCCCCCACAGGTTGCCTTAGTAGAGCGTGTGGCATCCTTGTGGGAGCTGTTCATTTACCAGGCAGGCATTCTATGCGCGGGCATATACCTTCGGAAACATCTGCCTTCGCTCAGGCCAGATCGAACGCCGCGCGGGATTGGCTCGATATGGCGGCGTTCGAAGCGATACTGAGCCCGAGTGCCGTCCAGGGCCGCACCCTGACGCAGTGCCTGCAATCTGGGAGCGTTCTGGGCGTGTGGATTGGGGAACTGAAGCTGTTTCTCTTTCCTCCATGGCAGCTGGACTCTACTGGGATGCCTTTGCCAGTGCTCTCGGAGGTACTGTCGCTACTGCGTGGCCCATATGGCGTTTCAGCCGGCGGCCCGACGTCAGGTTGGGAGGAAATCGAATGGCTGATCGCTCCGCATGCTCGATTGTGCGGAGGCAGTCCAGCAGAGGCTCTTGCCCTACATCCAGCGCTCGTGCTGGAGGCGGCGAAGCAAGATTTTTCCTCCTGGAGCGATGACGCACGCTGGTAGGCTCGCGGGAACTCAACTGCCAGCTAACCCGGAATCGCGACGTGTCCCCCATGCATATGGAGAAAGCAGCTGAGGGTTCGAGGATAACCCTGCTTCTTCAGGCCTGCTTGATGACGTCTCTTTGCTGGAGTAGGATCGGCCAAGGCAGGGAAACGCTTTTAAGATCAATGCGTTACTTCGCATAACGTAGCTTATGTTAACGGCCGCCGCCATCAGACCTCTGCTTACGCGGTGCCCATAACTTGGCCACCCAACGATCCACGTTTGCACCTCAAGGCTGCGGTGGCACGGGTGCCCATCAACCGCTCTCTGGCGATAGCGCCGCCACCGAAGATGACGCCCAGATTTGGGCCTTCTGCGGTCAACCCGCAGCGAGCCCAAGTTAATTCGCGCCGGCGCAATCACCAGCTGCACCCAGGAACGGCCAGCGTGGCGGCTGCATATACAGCACCGGTCCGCTCCCGCGAGCCAATCAGATCCCGCGAGGTGGCGTAGACGATTCTCATGGCGGGATTATTTTGCCTGCGTGCGAAGAATCAGGCCGCCGTATACCGGTGTGCGATGCCTGCACGGTGCACCATGCCCTGACTTCTTCCAATTACATCGGGTCGGTCCTGTCTAGGCGCTTCGCCGGCCTGAAGCAAAAACAAAGGGGGGGCGAGACTGGGAGTACCTTGGACGTCGTAAAACACGCAAACATGTTCGTTCTGGTTGACAGTCTGTCGTTAATGCGGGGTATATGTTCCGATTTAGATCCAATATGGTAGGGCTTGATCCCTCCCCTCCCCTTTCTCTCATGCTGCAAAAAACGCTGCTTTATCTATTCGACCCGTGGTGCGGGTTGTGCTACGCCGCCGCTCCGGCGCTCGACGCGCTGACTAACGACTCCTCTATCGAACTGATGTTATTGCCAAGCGGTCTATTCACAGGCCGTGGTGCTCGCCCGCAGAATCGGGAATGGGCAGAGTACGCGTGGTCTAACGATCAGAGGATTGAAGCACTGACCGGGCAGGTATTCAGCGAGGCGTACCGTCAGCAGGTGTTGCTCGGTCCGCATGGCAGCTTCGATTCGGGTCCGATGACCCGTGCACTGACCTTGGCGCGCGGCCTCGACAGACGCCTGGAGCTACCGCTGCTCCACCACTTCCAGCGGCAGCGGTACATCGACGGCCGGGAGACCAGCAGCGCGAGGGTCGCTGCGGCCATCACGTCCGGCTTCCTTGAGCGGCATGGATACGCTTCTGACCCAGTGGTGTTTGCCGAGCAGCTCAACGCTGACGATGCGCTGGCCCTTTTGGCTTGCGAACGCATCGATGAAACTCAGCGCATGATGGAGAGTGAACAGGTCCGGGGCGTTCTAAAGCTGTATCTCCAGACTGCTGGCCAGCTGCAGCCGGTGAGCTCTGAAGTCCTCTATCAGGGAGCGGATGCCGTTCTCGAAGCCATCGCCGTGATGCGGCAAATGCCTGCATAG